GCCCAAACGAGGGGAGCAAATGGGAGCGGAGAGAGCCAAGGAGGGGCAATTATATTTCCAATTGGAGCGGGTTTGGTGTAAACATTCCCGGAGGTCCCGGAGGAGGTTTGCCGAGGTTTTACCCATTGAGGAGTATTTTGGGAGTATTGGGTTGGCTAAACGGTCGACATTATTTTTTTTAAACCAAAAAACGAGGTCAAAATGACATACAACGAATTATTAGAAAAGAAAAAACACGTAAATGTTGACTACGGGATTGACACTAAGTTTATTCCTGATTCAATGTTTGACTTTCAAAAACACGTAACAGATTATGCAATAAAAAAGGGTCGTTGTGCGGTTTTTCTTGATACTGGTTTGGGTAAAACGATTATTGAGTTAACCATTGCTAAAAACTATATTCAATATACCAACAAACCCGTTTTAATAATAACACCCCTTGCGGTAGCTTTTCAGTTTATCAAAGAGGCTGAAAAGTTTGGCATAGATGATATTTCTTATTGCAAGGACGGCAACTATAAAACTAAAATAGTTGTATGCAATTACGAGCGGTTGGAGCATTTTGATTACAAAGATTTTGATTGTGTATTGTTAGATGAAAGTTCAATACTCAAAAACTTTGACGGGGCAATAAAAGCACAATGCACTAACTTTTTAAGGAAAGTAAAGTACCGCTTTCTTTTTACCGCGACACCAAGCCCAAACGATTACATAGAATTAGGAACGAGTAGTGAAGCGTTAGGCTATTTGGGTTACATGGATATGCTTACCAAGTTTTTTAAAAACAACAACAACACGATAAAGTCAAGTGGACAACATAGGGCCGGGGAGGAGTGGTATTTAAAACCTCATGCAGAAAATTCGTTTTGGCAATGGATTTCATCTTGGTCCGTTTCTATGAGGAAACCCTCCGATTTAGGTTTTAGTGATGATCTTCACGTATTGCCTGAACTTCAAGAGTACCAAACGATTGTAAAAAACAAAACCCCTTTAGCTATTAACGGCCAATGCTCAATGTTTAATTTTCCCGCAACTAATTTTTTTGAAATTAAAGCGGAGGTTAGGGCTACTATTAACGAAAGATGCGAGGCAGCCGTTAATAAAGCAAATAAACACGACACCTCGGTATATTGGGTAAATCTAAATGATGAAGCCGCTTTAATATCTGAAATGGATAAAAACACGATAGAGGTAAAAGGTAGGATGAATATTGACGAGAAAGAGGATATATTGCTCTCATTTTCAAGGGGGGAAATAAAAAAGTTAATTACTAAAACGTCAATAACCGCATTTGGTCTAAATTGGCAGCATTGCAATCATACTACCTATTTCCCAACGTATTCCTATGAAAAATATTACCAAGCGATACGTAGGTTTTGGAGGTTTGGACAAACGCAAAAAGTTATAGTCGATTTGGTTTTATCTGATGGGCAATCTCGAATTATGGATAGCTTAATGATAAAAAAAGCGAAAGCTATTCAGATGTTTCAAAACTTAACGGCCCAAACAAAAACAGACTTTATAATTGAGAAACAAGAATTTAATAAGGAAATCAAATTACCTAACTTTTTAAACTAAAAAACAATGGTCAAAGATCAATTAATTGAGGATCGGTACGCAATCTATAACGGAGATTGCTACGAAGTTATTAAGGAAATAAAGAGCGAAAGCGTTGATTTGTCAATTTATAGCCCCCCCTTTTGTGGATTGTATAACTATTCCTCAGATCATAGGGATATGTCCAATTGCGAAAATAAGGAGCAGTTTTTAGCCCAATATGATTTTTTAATTGGTGAAATGTCAAGAGTAACAAAACCCGGTAGGATAAACGCGGTACATTGTAACGACATACATGATAACAAGAGTTTCCTTTGGGATTTCCCGCATGAAATAATAAAGCTACATGAAAAACACGGATTTAATTACCGTAATAGGATAACCATTTGGAAAGAGCCGTTAAAGGTTCGTATGCGTACAATGGTTCGATCATTGATGCACAAACTCATAGTTGAAGATTCAACAGAATGTTTTACCGCTATGCCTGACTATGTTTTGATTTTCACCAAAAACGGAGAAAACGGAGTACCTGTGACTCACCCGTTTGGATTAAATGAGTATTTCGGGGAAACTCCATTTTTACCCGCTCACGTTGAGACATACGGGGCCTATTCGGATTTTAGAAAAAAGTGGATTAGTTACGAGGGAGACCCGAAGAAAAACAAAATGTCTCATTTGATTTGGCAACGGTACGCCTCAAGCGTTTGGGATGATATTAGGATAGATAATGTTTTGCCTTTTAAGCCGGGACGAGAGGAGGACGATGAAAAGCACGTACACCCGCTCCAATTGGACGTAATAGATAGACTTGTTGAACTTTACACTAACCCTGGCGAATTGGTTTTAACTCCTTTTATGGGGGTTGGTTCTGAGGTTTACAGCCCCGTAAGCATGGGCCGCAAAGCAATAGGCATAGAGTTAAAGGATAGCTACTTTAAACAAGCTATAAAAAATATAAAGGAGGGGGAAATGAGGTTTAATAAATCTAAAAACGGGGTTTTATTTAATTAGATGAAACCCTATAATTTATTGATTGGAATTGACCCGGGTAAAACCGGAGCAATTGTTTACCATTACACCGGGACCCAAGGAGTTGAGGCCGTAAAAATGCCAAAGGACGGACACCAATTTAGGGATTTCCTCAAGAGGATAATTAGGCCCGGAGACAAACCAATTGTCTTTATTGAGCGGGTCCATATAAGGCCAACGGACGGGAAAGTTTCAGCGGCAAAATTTAAAAGCCACTACGATAACCTAATTTTTGTCCTTGAAACCTTGAATTTGCCGTTTGTGCAAATTGTCCCAATCACTTGGCAAAAAGGACTCCATATTTGGAAAAAAGGTGAGGAGAAAAAGGACCGGAAAAACCGATTTAAGCAAATTGCAGCAACCCGACACCCCAACTTAAAAGTTTTCCTTTGGAACTCGGACGCGTTGTTAATTTGGGAGTTTGGTTGGAGGCAATTGAAGTCTAATAAATCTTGGGTCTTGGAGAGATTACCTAACCGGGAAAAAGGAATGTTTTGAGGATTGAATTTAACGGAAAGGTCAAGGAGGACGGCAAATTACACATTTACAACCGCTCCCAATTTGTTGAGGCCGTAAAGAGGTTTACAGGAAAGCAAGTGGATATAATTGTAAGGAAAAAGGTAAAGCGGAGGAGCAACCAACAACTCCGTTATTACAAAGGACCCGTTTTGGAAATGATAACCAACCGTCTCAACGAATTAGGACACAGGGTAAGCAAGGAGGAAACAAACGTATTTTTAAAGGGAATGTTTTTATTTAAGGAGATACCGGACCCAAGGAGCGGAGAAATGATTAAGGTTCCCCGGGATTTAAAGGAGGACTCCGAGGACCCGGTTACAACGACCGATTTAATGGGATTTATTGCAGACCTCCAACAATGGTCCTCCGAGTATTTGGATTTATACGTACCGGACCCCGGAGAGCAGTTAAAGGTAATTACCTAACGATTGGGTAAAAAATGTCTTGAGATGTTTTTTAGGTCCTGTTATGAATTTTGAAAGATGAATATTGATATTAAAAACAAACCCCTCCCCGTTGAGGTTTTGATTGTGGACCCTCCCGGAGTTAAGGAGGGGACCGTTGTTAATTTATTGACCGGGAAAAGGCTTTTAAATTCTGCCCCCGTTGTAAAATCTCTAAAATTCAGGGGTTACCATAAAGGGGATTATTACGTTGATGGAGATCGGGTTTTTGACAGAGAGGACTTTGCGGGGAGCCTTGGTTTTAGTAGTGAGGCCGAAATGTTTAAAACGCTCAAGACTAACGGATTACCCTTTGAAAAAACCATTTTATTATTTTAACTTTGAGACATTAACAACCCGAAAAATTTCCAATAATGAAAATTGTAAAACTCGAATCGTTTCATTTAGTAAAAGCCAAACTCAAGAAAAACGGGGGACTCGTTGCAACATTCAAGGAGACCCGGGAGTTAGACGGAGAGTTACATGAGATAGAAACAACCAAGACCTCAAAGTATCTGCAACACCCGGACTTATCGCAAGCCCTTGAGAGTTTCAAAATTGATATTCTCCGATGTGACGCAACGGGACCCTCCTTGGAGCAAGTTGTTAAATTGTCCGGGTTGAAAGGGAAAGGTTTGGACGCTCTAAACGCGGCCGTTGAGAATGTTAAGAGCCGTCTTTTGGACAAGATCGAAATTACGGGAGTCCATATTTCGGGAAAAGAGGCCAACCGCGGGGTTATTATTTCGGCCAAAAAAGAGAGTTTCAAGGATAAACCCGCTTTCAATACTCCAAGGATTGTCTTTAGCCATACAACATACGGTTTTGAGGAGGTTGTTGAGGAAAAAGTTGCAGACGTTGAGAGAGAGGTTTACGAGTACATTTTTGGGCCGGACGGAAACGGGCTACCAAAGAGAGCGCAATTGGACCTCTTTGAGGAGAATGACACCGAGAGCGGAGACGCGGTAAAGGGAAAAGAAAAGGCCAAACTTGAGAAAGTGGCTTAAATTATAGTGGGTTGGTAAAATCCCCCGGGTTGGTAATAGGTCCGGGGGTAATTTTCCACAATGGGACGATCAACAAGAAATAAGGAGTTAAAAAAGATTGCCGAGGCCCTCCCGGATTTATGGGACAAACGGGCCGTTGGAATGTTTAAGAAAGGGTTTCAGATTTACGACCAACATAGCAACGAGGAGGTTAGGGAGATTTGTAAATTATTCGGAGTTAGCCGTTTAGAAATGGACAAGGATTACTCTTTTAAATACCCGGTCCGGGTCAAAGTTGACCATTACAAAAAACTAAAGTATTGGTTTAACAAATTCGGCCAAGAGGGGATAAACGAATATACCCAACAAGTAAAAGAGGCAAATATTTTGATTGAGGCCGAGAGGAAATTAACCCAACTCAATAACAAGCCTTGGAGGAGGTTGAGCCGTTGGATTGGTCAAAAAATACGGGAGATTTGGGACCCCCGGCAATTAGGATAACAGTAATAAAGGAGGTCAAACGTGGCAAGCAAGAAACACAATGAGCTAAACCGAAAACTCGAAAAGTCAAAAACGGAGATTGTATTAGAACGGGACCAATGTTGCCAACTTTGCGGACGGTCGGACCAATCTTTATCCTTTATGCACATAATAAGCAAACGGAGAGCAATTAATATCTCTAAGGAGTCCCTTTATTATGACGAGGAAAATATTTGGTTAGCCTGTTACATTGGCTCCAATACTTGCCATTATGAATACGATTTTTCAGGCTTTCCCAAGTTTTTGGAGTACTGTTTAAAGCGATCAAAACAGACCCCGGAGATTATGGACAACCTTTGGGAGATGTTGGAATTTATAAGGAGGGAGGACCCCCAAGGCTATTTAATGAATTACTTGAGCGTCCGAGATACCAAACACCAAGCCTTATTAGATCAAAACGTTGGGTTGGTAAACTATTAGAAAATGATAACGGAAACCGATAAAATTAAAATCTCTAATTACTTAGAGAAAAACCAACTATTTAACATTTTCGGGCTTGTTGCAATTGCCCCTCTCCGAGCCTCGTTAAATGTTAGTCCAACGGATAAATTAAACCCCAAGGTTACAGACGAGGAGATTAGGGACGCAATAAAGCAAAGGTTTGGACATGAGATAACCGGGGAAATCACTTTTAAATAATGGGACAAAAAGGAAAAATGTTAACCAACCACAAATCCCAAAGGAAAACCAAGCGGGTAAAATATACTCCCTCCTCCTTGGAGCGTTGGTTTATTAGGTTGGCCCCCTCTCTTGTTGCTTTTCTTGTTCTGCAAATTGCGGCCTTGTTGGTTTTCTTTTTATTAATGCTAATTTTTAACTAATGAGAGAGATATTATTTAAAGACACAAGCAAAAAGACCGGAGCAATGAGAACCTTTGATGAAACAATGATAGATATAATTGGAGAGGCTAATTGGAAACAAAGGGAGTCCGATTGGCCGGAGAGGGTAATTGCAGACTTTAAACAAGCATTTGAGGAGGGGCAAGCCGAGGCAACCCAAGCGGAGAGGGAATTAAAACCGGGGGACAATTACAAGGGTTACAGTATTTCAGAAAAAAACGAGTTTGGTTATTTCGAGGCAACCCCAACCCAAGACGAGGAGCCAATTATTTTCTCTAAATCAATTGAGGAGTTAAAGGTTGAAATTGATGAAAAACAAGAAACCCCGTAACTTTAAGAAATGAGAACGGACCCGGAAAAATTAGAAGTATCCAAAAAGGTTTGTAAAGATTACTCTTTGGGAGGCGTAACATTGCAATCTTGTTGTCTTAAACACGGGGTTAGATATAGAACTTTCCTACAATGGAAAAAGGAGAGTTTTGAGTTGTCGGACGAGGGGAAAAAGAAACGTCCCGTTTATGCACAAATTGCAGCGAATTACAGTAGAGCCAAAAAGGACGCT